TTCATGAAATATTGGATAAGAAGTTTTATCAGAGCATTTTAAAAAATAAAATCCTGATACATGTTGATTCCAATGGATATGAGCTGAATGATGACCACCACCATTTTTAGCAAACTCTTGTACCCATAACTCACTAAACATAGTTGTGTACTGTTGCATATCAAAACCACACCAATCTAAAAACTCCCAAGATTTTTGACCGACATAGTTTCTAAAATCTAAAAAGTTATTATCCATGGTAAGTGGTGTTGAATGATAACTTCTTCCAAAGTCACCATGTTTTTTAATAAATTCTTTTTCTCTTTTTTTAGCATCTTTAATATATTGATTAGATGCTTTGTTTAAGGATTTAACAAACTCTGGTTTGTCTTCAATCCATATTGGTGTTTTAAAATATTCTACTATTTGCATTATTTAAATGGATATCCAAGGTTCCACATGACCAATGAATATCTTACTCCTTTCGTTACAGGTTTAACTCTATGCCATACAAATGAAGGAAACACAATAATAGATCCTTTCGGAAGTATTTCTTTTGCTCGCCTTAAATGTTTAGCTTCTTCTCTCATATGGGGTTCATAGTTTCTAAAATCAAACTCTAATTCACCCCCTTCATATTCGGACCCATCGGTTAATTGACAAGTCATCGAAAGCTTTCTTATTTTACCATGTTCAGGATTATTAGCATCTTTTCTATCATAAGGTTTATCCCAAGAATCACAATGCCAATCATAATACTGATTGAGTTTGTATTTTGTAAACTGACATGATTCTGATCTATCCCATTCAAAATTCCAGCCTGCAGCTCTATTTGCTTGATGAATGTATGGATGTAATTCTCTATATATCCATGGATCATTGAGCCATACTAAATCTGAATTTCTTTTTCTTTTCATATCTCTAATTTCATCTTTAGTAAGTTCTCTATCTCCATATCCACCTGTTCTAGCTAAAGATTCAGAATGTGATAATCCATATTTAATTATGTCATCACATAGTTTTGGTGGTATTGCTGAAGTAAAATACCAGTAATAATTAGATATATTCATTATTATTTTTAGCCTCTAAATTATCAATTGTTTTAAATAATTTTGGATCAATTAAATTAAAATTTATATTAAAAGAAATAATTATTTTATTGGATTTTTCTTTTTGAACAGGTGCTCTATGAATAACATAGCTAGGAAAAATAACTACATCTCCTTCTTTTGCATCTATAAGTATTTTTTCTTTTTGAGAAAAAGGATTTATTATTTCTGTTTTTGCTGATTTGTTTGATAACTTAACATAATACACTCCAGTATAATTATCTCCATGAATATGCCAACCATGTTTGCCGTTTTTATTATATTGTTGAAACCATAAATTTATAAAATTTATATCTTGATAACCTAGTTTATTAGCAAAATTTTTTAATTGTTTATGTAAATAAGGTTTTAAAAATTCAACCCATTTTCTAGAAAAATCACGAGATTTACTCCAATCTAATCTATGTATTAAATCTCCAAAATATTCAGTATTATCTTCTAAAAAATCACTTTCTGTTTCATTTAATAAACTAATTAAATCTTTTTTTATTTTTTTATGATCTTTTAAATTTTGTATTATACAGGGAGTTTCTAATTTAAATATATTCATAAGTTATTGTTTGAACAAAATTCAAACTATCTTTCTGTCTGTTGTTTAAATAATACATATTTGTTGATGGAAACATAATAAACATATTATCTTTTAATTCTATATCCCAACTTCTTCCTTTTCTTCTATTATCATCATAAAAGATTCGCACCATACATTTATTAGTTTTAACACCATAGAGTAATGTATAATCTGGTGAGTTTCGAAGATCGATTGGATCAATATTTAATAATGGTTGTGATATTTGATTAGGTTTATAAATATCGCCAAATGTTTTTTTATTAACTAACTGAAAACCATATTCTAAATTTATATGCTCACGCATATATGTATTCAACATGTCCCAAGTTCTTGAAAATGGAAACTCTTTAGCTGTAAATGTTGATTGTAAAATATCGCCCGATAATTTATCTCGATCTATTTCAAAACCTTTAGGCATTGAAACATCACCGAAGTATAAAGCTTGCTCTGTTAAAACTTTCTTTTGCATACCACCACCAGATATATATTATGCTAGACTATTTGTCAAATCCCAGGCTTGAGTTTCTTCATTCCAGTTGTAATCCCATCTGTGAGTTCCAGCTGTATTTTGATCTTGTTGTTCTTGAGTTAAAGCAGGTGCATCACCGATTGGAGATTTCCAAGATGCAGACGCATTATGTTTTACCCATGAAGCATATGGTTTTTTAGGCCAGAAGATTTGATCATCTTCATCCCAAGTATAACCAATTCCTGCATAGTTTCCTCTAAATGCAGTTCCACCGTTTTTATGTTGTCCGCCAGATGTATTGTAAGAAGTTTGAATCCACATTTGTGCAGGCCAATTATTGTGTTGTTCTAAATATTGTTGACCTACTGCTTCGTCTTCAACTCCGTCAGCGTTTAACATATCTTTGTTATCAAGTGTTAATACTTGAATAACTTTTCCGTTTGCTCCTAGTTTTGCAAAATGTGCCATAATGTTTCTCCTTATATATGTTTTTTAATTGTTTGTAAATATATCATTATTACTGATATTTGTATCTAATAATAACAATTCCTGAACCACCTGCTCCTGAAATTTTACCAGAAGAACCTCCACCACCGCCACCACTACCAGTGTTGGCTGTTCCAGCTGTTCCACAAGAAACTGCTCTTTCTCCACCATTTCCTCCACCACCAGAACCACCTGTGCCTATCCCACCACTTGGAGCATTAATATTAATACCAGCACCTCCACCACCAGCTCTTGTTGTTGGAGATCCATTAATACTTGAAGTTGAACCTGCTCCTCCATTACCACCTGAATTTAATGCACCGTTATTACCATTAGCAGAAGCACCACCTCCACCACCACCAGCATCAGTCCCAGCACCAGCAGTACAAGTGTTTCCTATACCACCATTATTACCTTGAGGTGGACTAACAGGAGGTGTATTACCAGTTCCTGCTGTACCAGGACTAGAATATCCAGCGTTACCTCCACCAGAACCACCAGGTAATCCTTGTGCACAAGGTGCAGGAATACATATATTCCCTCCTCCTCCACCAGCTCCACCTGCTGTAGAAGTAATTGTTGAAAAAATTGAATTATTTCCAGAATTACCTCTATTACAACCAGACTGTGATGCTCCACCTCCTCCAACTGTTATTGGATAATTTGTAATTGAAATTGGTAGTGCTCCCCCACAAGTTGGATAAGAGTTTCTATAACCACCTGCACCACCTCCTCCACCACCGCCAGTGCAATTACCACCTCCACCTCCACCAGCTATAACTAAATAATCTACGTTAGTAGGACCGCCTGTTGGAACTGTCGGAGCATTTCCAATTTGAGTTACAGTAAAAGTTCCTGGTCCTGTAAAAGTATGAATTTTATAATCTCCACAACAAGTTACTGTCCCGCCTGTAGCTTGAATAAATGCAGGTCCTTCAGCAATATCACTTGCCTTCGAAGCATCAGTTAAAACCCAGCCACGTGTTGCATCGACATAGATGAATTGTGAATTGGCTCCTTCAACAGTGATATCAAAATTAGTTGTTGAACCATCAATTTTATTTCCGTTTGCATTTAATTCTAATTTATTAGTATCAAAAGTATTTGCATAATCTTTTAATGAAATTACATCTCCAACTGTTGGTGATGTTGGTAATGTAACAATAAAAGAAGCTGAAGTCGTATTACAAAAATATCCTTTATTAGATTCAGCTGTAAATGCTGTTGTCTTTGCAGTTGTATCCCATTCAACTTGTCCTCTTAAACCTGAAATTGTTCCACCAGAATTATTAATTGTACCGCCTGATATACCTGCAGTAGTTATTGTTCCTGCATTAGTAACTGTTACACCACAAGGAATGGATAAAGTATCTCCACTATCTCCGATAGTTTGCGTTGTCCCTTTTCTTGGACTAATTTTATTTGTCTTAAATTCACTCATAGTTATTGATATTTATAACGGATAACAACTATTCCTGAACCACCTGCACCACCTCTACCATTATTAGCAGGACCTCCACCAGCACCTCCGCCTGTATTTGCTGTACCTGATCCGCCTGTTGTTCCTGGTGTATCACCTGGTTGTGCTCCACCGTTTCCACCTCCTCCAGGTCCACCTGTTCCACCTGGACTAAAATAACCACCTCCACCACCTCCACCACCACGAATTACAGGACTTCCTGTTATTGAATTTGTATCACCCGAACCTCCAGGTCCACCATTTGCAATTCCTGGTGAAGGTAATACAGCAACAGTTCCATTAGATCCTGCTGTAGTAGCACCACCTCCGCCGCCACCAGCTAAATTACCTGGTGGTGATACACCAGAATCTCCTCCATTATTACCTTGTGGTGGATTAACTGGTGGTGTATTTCCTGTTCCACCTCCACCACTTGGACCGTGTGCATTTCCACCACCTGATCCTCCTGGAGCACCTCCTGAATAGCTAGGACTTAAACCAGAATCATTATATCCTCCACGACCACCTCCTGCTGATGTGATACTAGAAAATATTGAATTTGAACCACTTGTTGTAGTAATTGGTCCTCCTCCAGGTCCAGGTTGTCCTCCTGTACCCCCACCTCCTATTGTAATAGGATAAGCTGTTGCTGTTACTGTTAATGCTGAAACACAATTTGCTTTAGTAGGTCCAGAATAAGTTGTAGCTGAAACTCTATAACCACCAGCTCCACCACCTCCACCTCTATCTCCGCCGCCACCACCTCCACCAGCAACTACTAAATAGTCAACTGTATCAGAACCACCAGCATTTCCTGCACAAGATACACAAAAAGTACCAGGTCCAGTAAAAGTATGAATTTTATAATCTCCACATGTTGTTATAGTTCCACCTGTAGCGGTTACAAAAAAAGCTTGTTCAGAAATATCAGAAGCTTTCGCTGCACCTGTTGAAACCCAACCTTGAGTTCCGTCAACATAAATTAATGTGATAGATGTACCTGCAACTGAAATTGTAAAATTGTTTGCTGTTCCTTGAATGTTAGAACCATTTCTATCTATTGTAATATTATTTGTATTCGCTGTGTTTGCATAATCTTTAATACCAACCAAATCACCTGCTGATGGTGTTGCGGGTAAAGTGACCGTAATTGCCCCAGAAGTTGTGTTTACAAAATATCCATTTCCTGCAACGGCAGTGAATCCTGCTGTCTTTGCAGTTGTGTCCCAATTAACTTGATTATCGATTGTACCTGTAATGGTACCGCCTGAAATTGTTCCTGTATTTGTGATTGTTCCTGAATTAGTAATTGAACCAGAGTTCGATAAAGTTACACCACATGGTATTGCAACAGTATCCCCGCTGTCGCCCAGTGTGACTGTGCCACAGTT